TGGCAGAAATTGATAGGCAGATTCTTGAGTTGGAGACCAAGCTAGCCTCGGAGCCCAAAGAGCGCGGTCAGTGAGATTTACACCCGCTGGCACACCCCGTGCGACGCGAAAACCCTGACCAAGTTCTACACTTGGTAGAGCGTCGAACCACAACCGTTAAAAAAAAATGATTTTAGTCACACTCCATACATCGTTCTACCTCAGTGCATTGCTGCCTTCGTTGGTATCGAGGGCAATGAAGGGGTGCAACGCGTGGCTATGCTCGCTTTGCGTTTTGTAACTCTGATCCTCCCACAACCGATTTGCCGGAACTCTGCCCGCCGTCCGCTACTGGCCGATTCTGTTGAAAAAGTCGGTGCTTTCAGACTGACCCTTACTGACCGAATCGGCTGGTTGCCGCCTGTCGCGCAGGACCAACGTGCGTTGTTTTCTGTCCATCATGGTTAAAGCATGATGGGCAAATTCCATGCATCTGATGGTTAGATCGAATGTAATCGTGTGGTCAAGTTGGGTGCAATTTCGCATACACTGCGAAAAACCTTTTCCGCGCGGAATAGACCTGCTTTTATAGCAGCGTGTATTGCTGTGAACGCAGCGAAACGCCTTTCAAGAACCCGACCATTGAGTCGGTTTTTTTGTGCCCATTTACAAGCCCTGCCATCGAGTGGGGCTTTTTCGTTTTTCGGCCCCATGCCTGGCTCTTTGCTCTGAGCGGATGACAGTGACATGGAGGTCGAACCTATTCGAGGACGACAGATGAACACTGAGCATCAGGCTCTCACTGATGTGCCCCTTTGGCTGTTGGTGTTGTTGAGCCTGGCGGGTTTGTCCGGGGAGATGTTGAGAGCGTCGGGCACTGACCTCGGTCTTCAGCAGATTCTCCAGCGTGTAGCCCTGCGCTTTCTTGCATCTGGTCTGTTGGGTATGGCCACGCTGCTGCTCGCGATGGCGCTGTGGAGCAGTTTCTATCTTGCCGCCGGTTTGGGCATCGTCATTGCCGTTATCGGTGCAGATGTTGCCGGCGGCCTATATACCCAATTCCTGGCCAAGAAAGCGGGAGTTTCCGACCAGGCTGAATCTTAAGTTGTGTTTTAAATCTCAGCGTCTCGCTGTCGTCGCTCGAGATAACTGATCTGACTTCGAATTACACCCGGTAATTGATGACTCATTTCTGACATTAGGTCTTTTTCACCACCGGGATGCCTCTCGTACCTAGCGCTGTAGTAGATGCCAGCGAGCGTTGCAATACGACTTGCCTTTTCGGTGATGTAGTCGTTCTCACCCTTTAGTCCAATACAAAGCTGCTGTATCGCTCGCAAAGCAGATTGGTCCTTGCCGGGCAAGTTATGACGACGAAATGCCTCTTCCAGCTTTTTCAGTATCTCAAGCAATCGTTGAGTATTTTCTATGTCCATAGAACGCCACATTCCTCCACAAGCTAAACGGATATCGCTGATATGGGTCAGCGCAATGCGGGGCGATGGTAGCCCAGAAAATCCAGAACGGCTGATCAATCTTTACTTCAACGAAGATGGTGTGATCATGGCCTGCTATGACCCGCTAAATGGGCCGCCGGACAGCTACAACACTGACGTAGTAGTTCGCTAAATGGTCAAAATCAAGATCACGCCCGACATGCTGCCTGTGTCAGAGGCGCTGATGGAACTGGAGAAAAAGCACATTCCGCATGTGCTGGCCCTGACAGCGACCCGCTTGGCCCGGCGGGTCAAGAAGGGCGAACTGGCCGTCATGGCGCAGCGTCTTGACCGGCCAACGCGGACTACGATGAACAGCCTGTTTGTCAGAATGGCCACCAAAAGTAAGCCGGCTGAAGTCTTTTTCAAGGACTCTTGGACCTCGGGCATTCCCGCTGATACGTACCTTCAGCAGACTGTCAGAGGCGGGCCACGATCGCATAAGCGATTTGAAAAAGCGCTGATTGCGGGCGGCTTTATGAAGTCCAGTCAGTTTGCGATCCCCAATCCCAACGTGCTCGACAAGCATGGCAACGTTTCCCGAGGGACGATGACCCGGATCTTGTCAGGCTTGGGGGCTGCAGAAACCTCACGTGGCTATCAGGCCAATGCCTCCAACAGCAAACGTAGTCAGCGCAAAGGCAACGCCAAGAACTATTTCTCCGGCATGGTCGGGGGAACGGCTGGCGTGTGGGAGCGCAAAGAGACGGCGTTTGGTGATGCGGTCAGGCCGATGTTTGTCTTCAGCCGGAGCGCGCCGATGTACCGCACGATCTTCCCGTTCTTCAAAATCGCGAACAACATCTGCAAGGCCAATTACAGCGCTGAGTTCCACGGTGCGTTTGCCGATGCGATGGCCACTGCCAAGCCGTGAACATGGGCAAAAAGGCCGCTTATTGGCCGGTAATGCTTGCCTTGTTTGCCCTGGCGCGAATTTAACGGGTCCTCCCGACGAGGTGGGGGGCGGGGGGTAATTCGGGCCCCGCTGCTTCGCTATATATGACCCATTTTTGAATCGAGGTTGTTGTTTAGTCCATGGCCAATCCGACCATCTCCCGCGAGCCTCATTGGCTGAACAAGTCGCGCATGGCTACCAGCCTCGGCATCACGACTCAGGCCTTTGATAAATGGGGCGTTCAGCCTGTTGCGAAGATCGGCCGCGACGTGTTCTACGACGTTCGGTCTGTGCTGGATAACCGGCTCAAGCACCAGGTGACAAAAGACCAACCTGTCGACGACAACGGTGATCCGATCGATCCGCTCATTGAATACAAACAGGCGCAGCAAAAATTGCGACTGACAACTGAGCAGGCGGACGCTCAGGAAATGCGAAACAAGGTTAAGGCCAAGAAGCTGGTACCGGTTGATTTTTGCTTGTTCGCATTGTCCCGCCTGAGCGCAAAGCTCGGGTCAACCCTCGACACCGTGCACTTGAAGGTCAAGCGCAAGTGTCCCGACATCGAAGTGCGTCACCTTGAGGCGATCCAGCGCGAAGTCGCCGTGACGCGTAACGATGCGGTCGGCTTGGCTGATCTATTGCCGGAGTTGCTTGATGAGTTTGTCGACACCTTGGATGAGGGCGCTGGTTGAGGGTGTCCGCAAGGGACTCGCCGGCCTCTATAAAGAGCCGCCGCGCACAGCGGTTGAATGGGCCGATGAGCATTTCTATCTGTCGTCCGAGTCGTCCTATCAGGAAGGCGATTGGACGACAGCGCCTTTTCAGGTCGCGATTCTCAACGCAATGGGCAACGACCTGATCCGTGAAGTCAACGTGCTGAAATCGGCGCGGGTTGGCTACACCAAAATGCTGGTGGCCAACATGGGCTACAAGGTCCAGCACAAGAAACGCAACGTCATCGTCTGGTGCCCAACCGATGGCGACGCTGACGGCATGATGAAGCGGCATATCGAAACGATGATTCGCGACAGTCCTGTGGTGCGCGCCTTGGCACCTTGGTATGGGGTGAAGCATCGCGATAACACGCTGGATGAAAAGCGCTTTGATAACGCCAAAATGCTGTGGTGCCTAGGTGGCACGGCGGCGAAAAACTACCGGGAGAAAAGCCCGGATGAAGTGATTTATGACGAGCTGTCGAAGTTCAATGCGGACATCGAGGGCGAGGGCGCCCCGACCATTCTTGGCGACAAGCGCCTGGAAGGTGCCACGTTCAAAAAGTCGATACGCGGATCGACCCCGACGACAGTGGTTGTCGCTGACGACAATGAGGAAACCTCGGGGGAGGGCTGCCAGATCACGCGGGCGGCAAATGATTCCCCGCACTTTTTGCGTTTCAACATCAAGTGCCCGTGCTGCGGTACCGAGCAGTATCTGAAGTGGGGCGACCCGGCTACGCCGTTCGGTATCAAGTGGGCCGTGGACGAACTGGGGCAGGTGGTGAAGGCCTGGTACCTGTGCGAGTCCGGCCATGGCTGTACCTTCGAATACCACGAAATGGTCGCGGCATCCGTCAACGGCCGCTACATCTGTGAGCGGACCGGGATCTGGACGCGCGACGGCATGGCCTGGTTCAGCGCTGCAGACGAATCAATACAGCCGCCGCGTTCGGTGACTTTCCATATCTGGACGGTGTACTCGGAGTTTGTGACCTGGGCTGAAGTTGTCACGGAATGGCTCAAGATCAAGAAGGATCGGGGCAAGCTCAAAACCTTCGTCAACACCACCCTCGGCGAAGCGTGGGAAGAGGATCAAGGCGAGCAGTTGGAATGGCAGCAGCTGCACGCGCGCCGGGAGATCTACCCGCAAGTGCCTGCTAAAGCGGTTGCCCTGTTCGGCGGTATTGATACCCAAGACGACCGCTATGAAGGCCGGGTCTGGGCGTTTGGCGCGGGTGAGGAAGCGTGGCTGGTCCAGAAGTTCGTGCTTCAAGGTGACCCGGGCAGCATCGAGCTACGGGCCAAGGTCGGCATCGAGATCCATAAGACCTTCACCCGGGTGGATGGCACGGTGATGGGCGTGGAGCGTTGGTGTTGGGACCAGGGTGGTCACTATTGCGATGAAGTACGTGAGGAATGCATCAAGCACGGCACCCAGTGGGTGATCCCAGTATTTGGTGCCTCGACCTACGGCAAGCCGATTGCGACCTGGCCGCGTAAGAAAACCAAGGTCAAAGGGGGACGTGCCTACCTGGTCGAAGTGGGTACCGACAATGCCAAAGAGCTGATTTATGGCCGCCTCAAGATGCAGCCGGACGGTTCGGGTGCGCCTGTGCCTGGCTGTATCCACCTGCCTGCTAACGAGATGATTTGCGGCGAGGACGAGTTGCGGCAACTGACTGCCGAGCGCCGCAAGTGGGTGATCGTCAAACACCAGCGCGTCCAGCGCTGGGACGCAGGCGGGCGACGAAACGAAGCGCTCGATTGCCTGGTGTACGCCTTGGCGGCGTTACGCATAACGCAGCAGCGCTTTGGCATGAATCTCGACCTGCTCGCGCAGCAGTTGCCGTCAGGCACCTGGACTGTGCCGATGAGTCACGAGCAGAAAAGCAAACCGGCCACCGTTGCCGCTCTGACACCGTCTACGGTGTCGGTACCTGAGGTAGAGCCTGAACATTCACCCGACCAGCCCGCCGAGTTGGGCGGCTGGCTTAATACAGGACAAGGCGCATGGCTATAACCGCTCAAGACATGGTGGACCGCTATCTGGAGGCCGAACTGGCCATCCTGCAGGGCAAGGAAATCCTCTTTAACGGTCGCAAGCTGATCATGGATGACCTGGAAGAAATCCGCGCCGGCCGATTGGAATGGGAGCGCCGGATGCGAGCGCAACAGTCAGCCGCGGCGGGGCAGCCGCCGTACGCCCTGGCGACATTCCGATGAATCTGCTGGATCGCGTGCTGGCCCCGGTGTTTCCGGGGCTGGTGGCTGAACGTCTGCATGCCCGTCACAAGATCATGGCCTTTGAAGCCGCGCAGATGACTCGCACGCATCAGGCCAAGAAACAATCTGCTAGCGCGGACCGCTCGCTGCAGCGTTCGGCGCGTTCCCTGCGCGAGCAATGCCGCAAGCTGGACGAAGACCACGACATCGTTACTGGTTTGTTCGATCGCCTGGAAGAGCGCGTGGTGGGCGGCATGGGCATCGCGGTCGAGCCGTTTCCTTTGAGCTACGCAGGGGAAGTGCACTTGGAGTTTGCGGCGCAGATCAAGGCCCGCTGGGCCGAATGGTCGTTGCACCCGGAAACGTCCGGCGAGCTGTCCCGCCCGCAGATGGAGCGACAGGTGTGCCGTACCTGGCTGCGCGATGGCGAAGCCTTGGCGCAGAAGCTCAAGGGGCGAGTGCCCAGCTATGAGCATTTGAACGTGGTGCCCTTCGCCCTGGAGTTGCTGGAGCCGGATTATCTGCCGTGGGAATACAACGATGAAGCCAAGGGCATTGTGCAGGGGATCGAGCGCAATCAGTGGCGCAGGGTCCGTGCCTATCACCTGGTCAAGCATCACCCCGGGCACGCCGCCGGTTACCAACTGACCCTGGCCACCAAGCGTGTGCCAGCCGAGCAGATGATTCACATCGCGCACCGAAAGCGCATCGGTCAGAACCGCGGGCAGCCGCTGCTACATGCCGTGCTAGTCCGCCTGGCGGACATCAAGGATTACGAGGAAAGCGAACGGGTCGCCGCCCGCATCAGCGCGGCGCTGGCCATGTACATCAAGAAAGGGACGCCGGACGACTACACCGCACCGTCTGCCGTGAATGGTCAGAGCGTCAGCGCCCGCAGCATTCCCATCGGTCCGGGCATGGTGTTCGACGGCCTGCTGCCCGGCGAAGACGTCGGCATGATCGAAAGTAATCGGCCCAACCCCTTTCTCGAAGGCTTTCGCAACGGCCAGCTCAAGGCTGTGGCCGCCGGCACCCGGGGGACCTATTCCAGCGTGGCGCGCAGTTATGACGGCACCTATTCCGCACAGCGCCAGGAGCTGGTCGAGGGGCAGGCAGGCTATGACCTGCTGCAGCACGAATTTATCGACTATTGGAGTCGCCCGGTCTATCGCGAATGGCTGCACATGGCGATTGCCAGCGGGGTGATCAAGGTGCCGGCCGACGTCGATCCGGACACGGTGTTTGGCGCGATTTACCAAGGGCCGGTGATGCCTTGGATCAACCCGATCCATGAGGCCAATGCCTGGAAAATTCTGGTTGAAGCAGGCTTTTCCGATGAGTCGGAAGTGGCGCGGGCGCGGCAGCGCAACCCGCAGGAACTCAAGCGTTCCCGGGCTTCGGAAATCAAAACCAACCGGGAACAGGGACTGGTCTTCAGTTCGGACTTCTATCACGAGACCTATGGAAAAACGCAAACCGATGAACAGCCAAAAAAACCTGTCGTTGATGAGGCCGAGAGCCTCGATAACTCCGACGAATAAGCCCGGCGAAAGCTGGTACTCGCTCCGTGCTGCGCAGCGCGGGGTGGTCGAGGTGATGCTGTACGACGAGATCGGCGCCTGGGGCATTACCGCCAAGCAGTTCGCCCGCGATCTGGCCGCCATGGGTGACGTGTCACAGATCAACCTGCACATTCACTCGCCGGGTGGCGATGTGTTTGAAGGCACCACCATGTACAACCTGCTGCGAGGCCATTCGGCGCGGGTCGTGGTGTACATCGACGGTCTCGCCGCTTCGATGGCTAGCGTGGTCGCCATGGCCGGGGATGAAATCAACATGCCGGCCAACGCCATGATGATGATTCACAAGCCGTGGGGTGGTCAGGTGGGTGATGCCGATGCCATGCGCGAGTACGCCGACTTACTCGACAAGGTCGAGAGCACGCTGATTCAGGCTTACATGCGCAAGTCGGGCAAGGCAATCGAGGACATTCAGGCGCTGCTCAAGGCTGAAACTTGGATGGATGGCAACGAAGCGGTGGCGGCCGGTTTCGCTGACAACGTGCTTGACCCATTCAAGGCGGCCGCTCAACTCACTTCAAAACGCATGCAGGAGTTCACCAACATGCCTACCTCGGCACAAAATTTGTTCAATCCGCGCGCTTCCGCTCCAACCCCAGCACCGGCTCCAACCCCAGCTCCGATTCCAACGCCGGCACCGGCTGTCGATCCGGCGCCGGCCGCGCTGACCTTGGATCAGATGCGCGCCCAAGTCATGGCGGCGGACGGTGCTCGCCGCACGGCGATCAATGCCGCGTTCTGTGGCTCGCTGGTCACCAGCCACACCGAGCTGCTCAACACCTGCCTCAATGATCTGAGCTGTACGGCCGAGATGGCTCGGGAAAAACTGCTGGTTGCGCTGGGCTCGACCACCACCCCAACGGGTGGACCTAACCACCATGGCCACATCAGCAACGGCAACCTGGTCGGCGATTCGGTGCGCGCCTCGCTGGCGGGTCGTTTGGGTCAGGCGGAAAATCAGAAAGACAACGCCTATAACCACATGAGCTTGCGCGAGCTGGCCCGTGCCTCGCTGCATGATCGCGGCATCCTGGTGGCCACCCTTGATCCGATGGCCATGGTTGGCCTGGCGTTCACCCATGACTCCAGCGACTTCGGCAACATCCTGGTGGACAGCGCCGCTAAGTCGGTTCTGCTCGGCTGGGACGAAGCGCCGGAAACCTATCACCTGTGGACCAAAAAGGGCCGTTTGAGTGACTTCAAGGTGGCGTCCCGGGTTGGCATGGGGGCGTTCCCGAGCCTGCGTGAAGTTCGCCCAGGGGCTGAATACAAGTACATCACTACCAATGACCGTGGCGAGAAAATCCGCCTGGCCACCTACGGTGAGATGTTCAGCATCACCCGTCAGGCGATCATCAATGATGACCTCGACCAATTGAGCACCGTGCCTTACAACATGGGCCTGGCCGCACGCGGCACCATCGGCGACCTGGTCTATGACACGTTGATCCATTCGCCGGTGATGAGCGACGGCAAAGAGCTGTTCGATGCCACGCGCAATAACCTGTTCACCGGTACCGGCGCCAATATGTCGATCGAGGCGCTGAGCAAGGCCAAGACCGCCATGGCCTTGCAGAAAACCCAGGTCGAGGGCGGCAAGCCTCGCACCTTGAACATTCGCCCGGCGTTTGTCCTGGTGCCGGTGGCGCTGGAAGACAAGACCAATCAACTCATCCGGTCGGCCTCGGTGCCTGGGGTCGATACCAATGCCGGCATCGACAACCCGATCCGCAATTTCGCTACGGTGATCGCCGAGCCACGCCTGGACGATGATTCGCCGGTCACCTGGTATGAGGCCGCCCGCCAAGGTGCTGACACCATCGAAGTCGCTTACCTGGACGGCGTTGAACAGCCCTATATGGAACAGCAGCAGGGATTCACCATTGATGGCGTGACGAGCAAGGTGCGGATCGATGCCGGGGTCGCGGCGCTGGATTATCGCGGTCTGAACAAGTCAGTCGGTGTGGTGCCACCTGCGAAAGCCAGCCGTTAACGGTTGAATAGTTCCCTAAGCACCCCGCCGCGAGCGGGGTTTGTTGTTTCTGTACAGGAGAAATTCGCATGTCAAAGAATTATTCGGGTCCCGGCAGCACGCTGACTTTTGTGGCTCCAGACGGTGGCGCGACGGCGGGGGTGCCGTTGGTGCTGGTTGATACGGTGGTCATCCCGATCGCCAGTGGCGTGGCGGGTGACGTCTTGGTCGGCCATCTCGACGGCGTCTGGCGTCTGCCTGCCGATGCAGCGCTGCTGCAGGGGCAAAAGGTGGCTCTGCAAGCAGGCGTGCTGGTTGATCCGCTCACGGCCACCGGCGATTTGGTGTCATTCGGCAAGCTGATGAGCGCTCCGGCTGGCGGTATTGCCGAAGCGTTGTTGATCCAGTGACAACGCTGGGCCGCTTTCGTGACGTCACGGCTCGAATGGATGCAGTGCTGGTCGATCGCTTAGGCGATCGCGCCATCAAGCCGGACGGCCTACCGCTGTCCGGTGCGTTCTTCTCGCCCTTTGTCGGTGCGGATGTAGGCGGTAAATCGAAGAGCGTGCGCCTGGGCAATGCCATCGTGACGGATAACGTCCTGGCGCCGACCTTCGCCGCCCGTGTGGTGGATGCGGTTGGCATCGAGAAAGACACCTTTCTTACCATCGATCTACCGGTGGAGCATGGTGGTGGTCGTTACAAGGTCAGCAAGCGCGAGCCGGACGGCGCCGGCATGGTCACTTTCATACTGAGTTTGAACAATGGATGAGCTGACGACCTTACACAATGCGATCGAGGCGACGTTCCGCGCCGGGTTGCCGTCGGTGGTGAGCGTCGAGGCGTTCCCCGAACTGAATGCTGAAGTCGGTCTGCCGGCAGTGTTGTTTGCCCTGACGGAAATCGGCGAAGCACCCGACAATGGCAGCGGAAAAACCTCCCTGAGTGGCCGCTTTCAGGTGTGCATCATGGTCGATTCCACCATCAGCAAAGCGGCCTTGCAGGCGGCCATTCTGGCTGCCGAGATCAGCAAGATTTTGCGCGGGCAGTATTGGGGGCTGGACTTTGTCGAAGAGGTGCAGGAGGTGCGTGCATTCCCGGACGACTCGATGCCTGAGCTGGCGCAGTTTGTGGTTTGGATCGTTGAGTGGAAACAGGTGTTCCAGATCGGCGAAACCGAATGGTTATGGGCGGTCGAGCCGCCCGGTTCCCTGTACCTGAACGTCGATGGCTGCACCGGTACCGGCAATGAAGATCACTACTTTCAGCCGGAGGATCTGGCATGGGATACGCCAGCGCCGAACACGACCGGATGATTGCCGCGATGCTGATGCCCTGCGTGGTGGTCGGCGTCGATCTAAGTGCCGGTCGGGTGCGGGTCAAGGCCGGTACCTGGGTCAGTGCCTGGGTGCGTTGGCACAGCCTGGCGGCGGGCAAGGCTCGCCATTGGCGGGCGCCGAGCCTGAATGAGCAGGGCGCGCTGTTCAGCCCGAGTGGTGATCCGGCCATGGGCACGTTTATCCCAGGGCTGTATGGCAACGCCGGGGCCCCACCGGACAACCGTGATCACGTCGAGGCCTGGTACTTCGACGATGGCGGCTCGCTGGTCTACGACTGGCAAGCCGGCAGCTACAGCATCGCGTTACCCGACGGCAGCCGCGCGACCATCACGGTCGGTGGCTCGCAGTTTGAAGTGACGCCGGCTCAAGTTCGGGTGACGGCCAGCCAGATCACCCTGGCGGGTGAGGTGAGCATCGACGGTGCGCTGAGTGTATCCGGCGACATCACCAGCGCCGGCACGATCATGGACGCCGGGGGCAACAGCAGCAACCACTCGCATTGAGTGAAACATTCACCTTCAGCCCGCCGCGTGCGGGTTTTTTTATACCTGGAGTAAATCCATGACAAGCAAAACCAAGGAAGTATCAGCCGCCAGTGAGGCGCCCGCGCCGGCCACGCTGAGCCTCTTTCGCGACACGCTGTACACCTCGCGGGTGCTGGTCCTGCTGGACGCTGAGCGCACCTTGAAAGTGGAAAAGGGGCAGGTTGCGGTGGCCTCGGATGACACGGTCGCGCTCGAGTATTTGCATGGTCGCAAGGATTTTGTCGCGGTCGAGGGCTGATCGAATGATCGGGATGATCGGACTGGATCGCCGCACCGGCCAGCTCATTTCCGGCCTCGATCACCTGCGCCAGTCCATCGAGGACATCTTGTCCACGCCCTTGGGCAGCCGGCGCATGCGCCCGGAATACGGCAGCAAGCTGCGGCGCTTTGTCGACCTGCCGGTCAATGACGGCTGGAAGAGTGCCGTGCAGGCCGAGGTGGCCAGCACGTTGGGCCGTTGGGAGCCACGCCTGAAGCTGGGCCGGGTGCGCGCGGTGGCCATCCTCGACGGACGTATCACATTTGAGCTGACTGGGCAGTACCTGGGCAGCGACGTGACCTTGGAGGTGTCCGCATGACCATGGAACTGGCGGCCCTGCCGCCGCCGCAAGTGCTGGAGGACCTCGACTTTGAGGCGGTCTACCAGGAGAAACTGGAAGCCTTCCGCCTGAGCATGGGCGACAACTGGAGCGCGGAGCTGGAAAGTGACCCGGTACTCAAGTTGATCGAGCAGGCCGCATACGGCGCCTTGCAGAACCGGGCGCGGGTTAACGATGCGGGCAAGGCCTTGCTGTTGGCCCATGCTGAGCGTGCCGACCTCGATCATCTGGCCACCAACGTCAACCTGCAGCGCCTGGTGATTCAGGCGGGAGATCCGAGCACGGTGCCGCCGACGCCACAGGTGCTCGAGGAGGACGATGCCCTGCGCGAGCGAGTGCAGCTGTCGTATGAGGGGCTGACCACGGCGGGGCCGCGTAACAGCTACATCCTGCACGCGCGCAACGCCTCGGGCCTGGTGGCCGATGCCACGGCGGAAAGCCCATCGCCGGCCGTGGTGGTGGTCACCGTGCTCAGCCTGGAAGGCAGCGGCGCGGCCTCGCCAGAACTGCTGGAAGAGGTCCGGCTGCACCTCAATGACGAGGACGTGCGGCCGGTGGCCGATCGGCTCACGGTGCAGAGCGCCGTGGTCATCGATTACCACATTGAAGCGGTGCTGTACCCGCAGGCACCGGGGCCGGAAAACGAAGCTTATCTGGCCGAAAGCCAGAAACGCCTGAGCGAGTGGATCAATCCGCGTCGTCGCCTGGGGCTGGAAGTGGCGCGTTCAGGCGTCGATGCGCAGCTGCACGTTCCCGGCATCGCCCGGGTCGAGCTGCTGGACTGGACTGACATCAGACCAAGCAAGGCCGAGGCGGCGTACTGCACGGGCTACAACGTGGTGCTGGGAGCCAGTCTGATATGAGCAGTCAGCTACCGCTCAATAGCACGCCGCTGGAGCTGGCCGTGGAAGCGGCAAACTACGAAAACACGTTGATTCCGCTGCGCAGTTTGTACAACGCCGACACCTGCCCTGAACACCTGTTGCCGTATCTGGCGTCGGCCTGGTCGGTGGACCGCTGGAACAATAACTGGACGCAGGAGGCCAAGCGCACGGCGATCCGTTCGGCGTACGACGTGCACGCGCGCAAAGGCACCATCGGTGCGTTGCGTCGGGTGGTCGAGCCCTTGGGCTACCTGATCGACGTCGTGGAATGGTTCGACACCGTGCCGGAAGGCGTGCCCGGCACCTTCGCTCTGGAGGTCGGCCTGAACGATGCCGGCATCACCGAGGAGCTCTACGAGGAACTGGCGTGGTTGATCGACGACGCCCGTCCGGTCAGCCGGCACATGACCAACCTGGCGCTCAGTCTGCAGACCGAGGGGGTGCTGGGCATTGCCGTGTGCGTGCAAGAGGGCGAGGAGATCGACGTGTACCCGCCGGCCCCGCAAGACATCGACGTGACCGGCACTTTTGGCCCGGCGCTCTGCGTCGATGAAACCGATACTTTGGACGTTTATCCCTATGATTGATAAGACCAGTCAGTTTTTTGCCATTCTCACGGCAGTGGGCGAAGCCAAACACGCCAATGCCATCGCCATGGGCCTGGACTGGATGTTCACCGAGATGGGCTTGGGCGATGCCAACGGCACCGACCCGATTCCCGATCGCCTGCAGACCCAGTTGATCAACGAATGGCGCCGGGCGCCGATTAACCAGATCCGCGTCGATCCGGCCAACCCCAACACGGTGATCACCGAGCAGATCATTCCGCCGGAAGTGGGCGGTGAGTGGATTCGCGAGATCGGCCTGTACGATGTCGACGGCGACCTGGTGGCGGTGGCCAACTGCGCACCGAGCTACAAACCGTTGCTGGACCAAGGCAGCGGCAAGACCCAGGTCGTGCGGATGAACTTCATCGTCAGCAGCTCGGCGAACATCGTGCTGAAGATCGATCCGGCGGTGGTGCTGGCCACCCGCGAATACGTGGACCTCGCGATCAGCGAAGCGCTGGCCAAGTTGGATCACAAACAGTCAGCGCGGGTGGCGGCGACCGCCACCATTGCCCTGAGCAATCTACAGACCATCGATGACGTGGCCGTGGTCGTCGGTGACCGGGTGCTGGTGACTGCCCAGGCAGAAGCCCAGGACAACGGCCTGTATGTCGTCAGTGCCGAAGGCTGGACGCGGGCCGCCGATGCCGACAACAGCCTGGAAGTGACACCGGGGTTGTTTATCCACGTCGAGCAGGGCACGACCAACGGCGACAGCCTCTGGCAGTTGGTCACCGACGC